CGCAGACTCTCCAGCAACCTCTGCCTGTCCAGTAATAAACGTAGACATTTGAGCAGCTAGCTTATCCACCTCAGGCTTAACTCCAGCCTTGACAGCTTCAGACACTACAGACAATATATGAGATTTAAACTCTTGTCTATCCATGTCCTCAAGTCTTTGCTTCTCCGCTTGTATCTGCTCTGCAGTAGGTTCAACCTTTGTAGTCTTTTGTTCAGGTTGCCTCATAGTACCAGCTAACTTGGAAAAGAACTCTGGAGATGTAAACATCTTCATGAGTCTCTCATTGCTTTCTCTAATACGCTTCACTTCTGCATCTCGTTCTTCTTCCTTCTTTGACACTGCTTCCTTAGTAGTATCGTCTACTTTCTCTTTATCATCAGTTTCATCGCTTTCATCTGGAACATTTCCAGCCACGACATTCTCGTCGGTAATTATTACCTTATCATCAGGTATCTCATCAATAAACATAACAATCCTCCTATTTATTCCTTATCGCTCTATTTCTTACAAACGTTTGATACTCTAATATCAAATGCTTTCCAGCTAAATTAATATCACTGCCAGTCCAATCTCCACTAAAAGCAATAGAGATTAGCTCATTGGGCTTCTTATCATTTATCGTGATGTAAGCCTTCCTAATATGAGAGGGTAACTTTTCTTTTGTAAAATCTTTATTCTTAATCCCTAACACTTTGTTAACTCGCTTAGAATCTGCAGCCAACTTCTTCTTTCCCACAGCAGTGAGGTCAGCAAAAAGCTTATCATTAGCATCATCAATCTTCTTGACCTCTTCAGGGCTTCTCTTTAATTCCTCCATAAGTTTACCTCCTTTCTAATCTAATATTGGAGATATCCCACCATGTTTTTCTAGCTCCCTCTTCAACTGACTCTTAGAAGTTACATATACTATAGACTCATCCTTAGCTAGATGTTCTAACACCAAAGGGTTATTCTCCCTGCCATACATAGTAGTTCTTAAGTTTACGGAGCCAGTACCACCAAACCATATCTCGGTAGTACCTCCGCATTCACACCTTATCTTATTTCTATCTTCTATCCTAGCAAGTTCAGTAAATATCTTATTACACTTGTGGCACTTGACCCGGTAAGTTGGCATTTTTCCTCCCTGCCATTTCTTTATTAATTTGCTGACCAAGAACAGCTCCTGGCAATGGTTGCTCTATATTGTTGCCCCAACCAGCAGTATTTAATAGTCTATCAGGATTAGCTTCAGGATACTGTTCCAATAAGTGAGTAACAAGTTCTAACTGGTTAAATAGTAGGTCCTGCCTACCTATCTTGTATAGCTCCTGGGCATTCTGCTTTCTAAGCTGCATATTATAAGGCAAACACTCATCAGGATTCACTACATAGTCATAGTCATCTATTAAATCCCTTGCCTGATAAGCAGCCCATTTAGTAACTCCATTAGGAGCCGTAATAGGAATTACACCTTCATCTGTAGCTTGAAAAGCAGATACCATTTGTAGTATCTTCTTAGCTATCTGTACAAGTAAGTCCGATGCTACATCCCTTCTCTCATCAATACGTAATTCAGCAGCTACTTGGACTATTGTAGCTTCAGTAGCTGTCTTTCTGCCAGGAGAAAAAGTAGACGCTTGGTTAGGTCCCATGCCTATCATTTCTCTTACATCCTGTATAACCTGTGTAGAAAGGACTCCAAAGTCCATAGGTACGTGGGGCTGTAAAAGTAGAATTGACTTTCTTACATCATCTACATTTACTTCTACAATAGGCATGACCTGTCCACTCAGGAACTTCTTCTTAGCCTCTGGAGTTAAAGCGTTCATAGGAACAATTGCTTTAATAGTGGCTGCAGCTCTATGAGCTCTTGCCTGTGTACGTATCTCATTTAATTCATCTTGCTGAGGCATTATAATCCTCGCATCTGGTATTCCCCAAAAACTTACAGAGTCAGCATTAAATATCATCTCAGCAGCTGGTAAGTCATTAAACTGCAACTCATCTATTTCTCTAACCAAGAACTTATCATGGTCAAAAGAGATTACGTATATCATTCTAGTCTTATAATCTCTAATCTCCCACAACTCTACGTACTCATCCTCTTCCATCATCTCTTTGTATATAGGGTCGTCATAACTTCCCTCAGCCTGTATCTGTCTATTAGGTTTTACATCCTTTCTATTAGGTAAATACCTTCCATCTAACTTAACATCAGATACTAGTCTTATAGCTCTATGTGCTATCCAAGGCGCTGTAGATATTGAAGTAGTACCAAAAGGTACAAGCACATCCAAAGGTCTTTCTCTAAGCATCCAAGGAGACCCAGGAAATATATTCTTATTATACTCTATATAATTCATATCAGAAGCAAATCTATCAGTAGTTCCTGAACCCTCAAGAAGAGGAGATGCATGGTCAGGTCTATACCCAAACTCTCCATCATATCCAAAGAAGCAGACACCAACTCCATTATGAAAGTTATCAGAAACCATCCTCTTTATTTCACCCTTAGTATTAAGCTTGCGTATATACCAGTTTACAGTTGTCTCTGCAGCTTTAATCTTCACCCAAGGTATTCGAGGATTGTTAGGGCGCAAGGTTATTCTTGGATTACGAGCATACACCTTAGGAATAATAGCCTTACCAAAAGCATGGATTAAGTTAACAGGAATGATATCTCCCTTATCTGCCCAATCACACCTTGCCCTCTTTTCATAGATAGCCCAAGACTCAGGCTTACCATATTTAACTTGAAACTTAATAGCTTTCCTTAGTCTATCTTTCCATTTTTGTAGTAATTCTACATCATTTAAACCTTCTATCATTTTCTATGCTTCCTTATAGCTTTTGCTAGACCACTGCCACCTGCACTTTTCCTTGCTGTATCATACGACATAGCTGAGCAAATCTCCATAGCCTTCTTTTCAGAAGCTACAGGATTTCCACTAACTTTCCCAGTATCATGATATACACTCATGCAATGCTCTATATTCGTACTTATAGTTTCCTTAGACGAACCTTCTTTTAATGGCACTTAGCTCACCTCTATTTCTTTTTTGGACAAGGCTTACCAGCTTGAACTCTTTTACCTACCCTGGAAGTCTTTCTTTGATAACTATCCTTATAAGGACCTGTTCCATCCTGCTTGCCTCTTTTAGTTTTTGACATAATAATCCCCTCCTTTCTCCCTACTCTGAGCGTTTTTTGGGAAACCCTCCTCACCTAACATAAAATGGTTATTTACATACCTTGGCAATCTGACCCTGGTTGTCCTTCTGTGTCCCCCCAGAGCCACTGCCAGGATACTGGTTAAATTCTATAAGTATAAGTTCTGCTTTCTCTCTATCAGTTATATCAAAATTCCTTATGATTTTGTATACTCTATCTTCTAATTCTTTCCAGAGCATTTTTCTCCTTTTAAATATATACGCATCCCACCATACGCAGTTGCTAGCCTCACAACACCCAACCACACAGCACGTATAGACATACCAATGGTACATCGACTGTGTAGCTACTCCTAAAGGCATATAATGGTGGAGGTGCCGGGAATCGAACCCGGGTACAGGACAGCGTGTGCTAGTCCCTCGAAATCCTTACACCCCCACTATTTTTTACTTCGCTTTCCAAGCCAATAAAATAAACCTGCAATTATTGCAGCAGGTATTCCGATATACACAATCATGCCTATTAAGACTAATAATTGGTCATCATACATAGCGTACTACCTCCTATTGTGGTTGAGCACAATATCTTACAAGATACTTAACTGTACCAGCAGCCTTAACCGCTCTTATTCCATCAGGGCATTCTATCACACCTGTAGGATTATCTACTCTGCAATCTCCATCTACTGCAGGGGTGCTTAACTTGGCAACCATATTTGCTGCAGATGGTGTACCCGCAGCTGAGCAATTATGTATAGTTACACTACATACTGCAGCAGCTGTATTTATTAAAATAAGTCCTTTGTAATAAGTCTTAACTGTAGTTACCTGTGCATTAGCACTCAGTTCCCCACTACTTTCCATTTTAACATCCATAATATTCCTCCCGTAATATCAATAATTGAAGTTACAGTCCGTAACCTTTCTTACTAGTTTCATATAAACCTCTGAGTTCGTCAAGTATACTATCAAGTGTTACCCCAGTATGTATAATCTTTGGTTCCTGCTCATATACTGGGAAGTGAGATAAGTTGACAGCACCTGCAAGTGCATCCAGTGTATCTACAAACTTACTCTTTTCTATCCCTTGATACTCAAGTAAATCAGCTTCTAATCCCTTATGAGCGTGTTTGATAAAGATTTGACCATTAGCAAACCTTGGCTGTAGAGTATTTTCAATCCTTGCCCCCTTAGATTGCCCACGCTTTGGATTATCTCCAGTAACTATGAAGTACTCTCCTCTACGAAGCATTTCTTCTCTTAATAGCTTTTCAAGTTGCTTTTGATATCCAACAATCTCAACTCCGATGTTTCTTGTCCTATACTCTTTAGCAATACGAAATAGATGGTCTATACTTTCAGATATGCTCATACCTTGTTTTCGTATTACTTCAGTAACATATATCCTTCTATCCTCTCCACAGAAGATAACAATGATAGCTGTATGACATGCACGCTTGTCGTCAGAGGATGCTGGGTCTATGTATGCATAAAACTCTCCTCTTATATTCGGCAAAATGTCGCAATAATGAATATAATCAGGCCTGAATACCATTAACTCAAGTGGTACTGGTTTAAGTAAGTATTGTGTAGAGAAGATGTAAGGTCCTTGAATTATCTTTAGCTTATCTATAGCCTTTGGACCGAAGCGAGATGGATATATAGGTTTCCCTTCATCCACCATCTTACCATCTATCTTCTCATAAAGGTTCTGTTCGTATATAGACCAGAATGGTTCGTTCTTCCGTATATGGTCTACTGGGTCATTAGCACACCATCGAGTTGCTGTATGATATAAGTACCCACCTTCAAGACTATCATAAAGGGATGGTACAAGTCTATGCCAACCAATTGCTTTATTAATTTCATCTTGGGAAGGAGCTATCTCTCTATCTGACACGTCATCTTTAGTTGCAGTGACAATATCATCCTCACCTATACGGTCGTAATGTCGAGAAGGCAAGTTAGTCCCAATACCTGCAGCTTCAAATGTTCCTTCACCTAAGCCTAACTGGGTTCGTGGGATAGTTGCAGAGAACTCTGTCCATCTATCCCTCTTAGTTTTTGGCATACGCTCTGGGAATAGTACATGCAACACTTCGTTACGTTCAAACTGGTCTCTAATCTTTCTTAAGTGGTTACTTGCATTAGTCATTGAGTTACATACAATTAGATATCGCATGTTTGGGTCTCGCATAGCTAGCCATATAGGCAAGGCTACCGAGGTCAATGTTGACTTCAAGAAACCACGAGGTAGAAGTAACATTTTATCCTTGATTGTTTCATCAGATAGGAAGTTACATATAGGTAAATGTACATCTCTCGTTATATAATCATAGCCTAAAACACCAAGAGACATGAAGTAGAAATTATTTAGGGCTAGCCTCTTCATGTTGTTTATCTGTTCTGACGTTACCTGCCCCATGTGAGGTATCCTCCAATGCTCTCGATATGTTCTCAGCATTCTTTCCTTCAAGTACAAATGTCAGACTACGAGCATCTATTCCCGGCGCTGCCTTAGGTCTACGCCCACCTATATCCAAAAGCTCTATCGCCGAGGTTTGGGAAATTTTTTCATCATTTGAGTCTATTAGTCCTACTAACTTCTTTGCCGCTGGTAGTTCTCCTTCTTTCAATACTTGTGATACTGGGTCTGCTTCTTTTGCAGCAATTATTCTAACAGCCTCCTGGCGTATTTCATCTTGCATTTTATCCTTTTCTTGTATGAAGATAGTAGAACGGATTATTCGTTCGTATTGTGAATCTGATATACC